AAATGGGCAAAATAAATGTTATGTTTTTGTAAAAACACTATATTTATATATAACACCGCATGTAAGAAACGCATGTTAAACTAAACTATAAAACTTAAATTTTAATAACTTAAAGGAGTAAATTATGGCAATTAATATTGACGCAATCAGAGGTAGACTGAACAAACTACAAAACACACAAAAGAAGTCTGACAATTTATGGAAACCAACACCTGGTAAACATCAAGTCAGAATCGTTCCTTACAAATTCGACAAAGATAATCCTTTCATCGAATTGTATTTTCACTACAACATTAACAATAAAACTTATCTCTCACCACAATCATTTGGTAGACCTGACCCTATAGTTGAGTTCGCTGATAGATTAAAAAGAATGGGTGATAAGGAAGATTGGAAAGCTGCAAAGCAGATGGAGCCGAAACTTAGAACTTTCGTTCCTATCTTAGTGAGAGGACAAGAAGGTGAAGGAGTTAAATTTTGGGGATTTGGTAAGACTGTATATCAAGAAATCTTAGGTTACATAGCTGACCCAGATTATGGTGATATTACAGACCCGAAGAGTGGTAGAGATATTACAATAGAGTATCAATCCGCTGAAGAAGCAGGAACTTCATATCCTGTTACAACTATTAGAGTTAAACCAAATCAGACACCATTATCTGAAACTGCAGATGATGTTACTAAGTTCTTAGAAGGCCAAACTGAAATCACAGACCTTTATTCTGAATTATCTTATGATGAATTAAAAGGAGTGTTAGAAGGATGGTTAAATCCTACTTCAGAAAAAAATGAAGATGGTGAACCTTCTGTAGCAGAAGAAACATTATCTAAGAAAGAAGTTAAATCAGAAGAAAAACCTAATGATTTACCTTTTGATGTAGATGAAGATAAGCCAAAAGCAACTAAGAAAACAGATGATGTTGCAGCGGCATTTGATGATTTGTTTAACAACTAATAAAACCCCTATATGGCAAAGAAAGATTTAGATTTAGCAGATATCCTAGCTGGCGAGCTGAATAAAACAGCAAAAGACCAGAAAGTAGCATTCTTCTTAGATTCGGATGAAGCCCCAACAAATGTTGAAGGTTGGATTTCGACTGGATGTGCTATGTTGGATGTAGCAATTTCTAATCGCCCGTATGGTGGATTACCTGTTGGTAGAATCACAGAAATTACTGGTTTGGAACAGAGTGGTAAATCATTAGTATCTGCTCACTTACTTGCTGAAACACAAAAGCAAGGTGGTGTGGCTGTATTAATAGATACTGAAACTGCAGTAAGTAGAGAATTTTTAGAAGCTATCGGTGTTGATGTTTCTAAACTTCTTTATGTATCAGCAGACTCTGTAGAACAAATCTTTGATTTTACAGAAACTATCATTGAAAAGGTTAGACAAACCTCAAGAGATAAATTAGTTACAATCGTAGTAGATTCAGTAGCAGCAGCTTCAACTAAGAATGAGTTAGCAGCTGATTACAATAAAGATGGATATGCTACCGATAAAGCTATTATTATTTCTAAGGCGATGAGAAAGATTACCAATATGATTGGTAGACAGAAAATCTCATTAGTATTTACAAATCAACTTAGACAAAAAATGAACGCTATGTTTGGTGACCCTTGGACTACTTCAGGTGGTAAAGCACTTGCTTTCCACTCTTCAGTTAGACTGAGATTGAAAGGTATGGGGCAAATCAAAATGAAAGTGAATGGATTGGATAAGGTTGTGGGTATGAAAGTGAGATGCCAAGTAATTAAGAATAGAATGGGACCACCACTAAGAGCAGCAGATTTTGAAATCTACTTCGATAGGGGTATAGATAACTATGGTTCTTGGTTACGAGTTATGAAAGATAACAAATTGGTAAAACAAGCTGGCGCTTGGTACACATATGTTGATACTGAAACTGGTGAAGAACTCAAATTCCAATCAAAAGATTTTATCTTATTAATGGATGATAGAGTTGATGTAAGAGAACAGATTTACAAAAAGATTTGTGAATCAACTATCTTACAATACAAATCAGATACTTTAGATATCGAAGCTATGGAAATTGATACTGAGTTGGCTGGAGAAAATGATTAAATTTTAAAAATAATTATGAAAATAGATAAGAAAATTTATGAAATGTTAAAATCAGAAGCAATAGCTGATAAGAATAAAGCTCTATTATCGTTAGAACTACTTGGTAGTTTCCCTGCTGGAATTGGAGACCACTCCACAAAGGATTTTTGGGATAACGCAACGGAATCTTTAAAATTATTAGCATCTGCTGATGAGAGGTTAGAAACTTTAGAAAAGTACTTTAGTGGTAAAGATACTTTAAATGAAGGTCCAACCTATACAACTACAACTACTTAGTATGAAGAAACTCTACAAAGATATTCTCAATTCGGTTGAGAGAGCACACGACCAAAATATCGATAGGAAACGAAATGACCGAGTTCTAATTATCGATGGTTTAAATACATTTATCAGATGTTGGTCATCCATTCCTACAATGAATGATGATGGTGACCATGTCGGTGGTGTAACTGGTGTTCTGAAATCAATAGGTTACGCAATTAGAAATACTCAACCGACGAGAGTCATTGTAGTTTTTGATGGTAAGGGAGGTTCTCAAAAAAGAAAGAAGCGTTTTAGTGGGTATAAATCTGAGCGTTCAAAGAATAAGTTAAGAGTCAATAGACAATACGCTGATTTAATGAACGAAGAGGATGAAAGAGAAAGCATGAAAAGACAATTTGTTTGGTTGGCTGACATTATGAATTACCTACCTATGACAACGATGATTTATGATGGTTGTGAAGCTGATGATGTCATGGCATACATCAGTACACAATTATTAAAAGAGAACGAACAAGCGGTGGTCATGTCTACTGATAAGGATTTCCTACAATTAGTAGATGATACGACCATCGTTTGGTCTCCTACCAAAAAGAAACTTTATAATAAAGAGTTAGTAAAAGAAGAGTATGGTATTGAATCTAAGAATCTACTTCTATACAGAGTTTTAGATGGAGATAAATCAGATAATATACCAGGAGTTCATGGATGTGGTATAAAAACATTAGTTAAAAGATTTCCTGAAATCACCGAAAATAAAAAACTTTCGGTAGATGATTTACTCAGCTTAGCTGAAGAAAAGAAAGGAAAGATTAAAATTTATGATGATATACTAAAATCTAAAGAACAAATCTTAATGAATAGAGAACTAATGCAATTAGATGACCCAGACATTAGTGGTAACATTAAGATGAGTATTTTGGGTAGATACGATGAAGAAATAAATCCAGTCAATAAGTTAAATATTATGAAAGTATTAGTGAAATATAAAGTTACTGATGCATTCGGAAAAAACTTTAATGATTGGTTACGAGATACATTTGGAAATATTATTACAAAATAATTTGGTAGTTTCAAATATTTTTCGTATATTAGTAGTAGATTTAAAAAAGGTTGAAGAACTAGCCCAAGTTCTGATACTATAAAATAATTAACGGGCATAAATAAATTTATATGAACACAATTGAGATTTCGGCAAATCGTAAAACTCGCCGAACAATTAAAAATCCCACTATAGTAGTGGATGAAAGTACAAATACTGAAGTAAAGTATGTGTTTGTACCAATGAAAAGTAAAGTTACTCCAAATCATAATGATTGGACTTTTACTAAAATGTACCAATCATTTGGTAACAAAACTGTAAATGATAAACCTAAGTATCAAAGACCAGATGTTGATGGTACTATGTTACTCTTTGGAGAGGGTAACCAATGGCAAAAGAATTTGATGAGGGATATCCTTATGGATAATCCATTCCAACCAGTCCATTTAAGATTAAAAGATGGAATTTGGGAAATTGTTGATGGAGGACACAGAACTCGTACAGTATATAAATTCTTAAATGGATATGTTAGATTACCAGAGGGTACTATTTTAACCGATGTAAATGGTAAACATTTTGATTTATCTAATATGACATTTAAGGATATTATTGTAAACTATCCATTTTTAGAAACATATATTTGGAATCTAAAATTTGAAATATATGAATACAGAGGTATTACTGATAAAGAAGCTGAGGATTTATTTCTGAAGTTGAATGATTTGCATGATATGTCTCATGCTGATAAAAGAAACGCTATTGATAATATAGTAGCTGATATTTGTAGAAATAAAGGAGCAGTTGATTCTAAACATGCACTCAGTATATTTAAAGAAATTTTAACAAATTCAAAAGGTAAAACATTAGCTAATGTTTCAGTTCCTATCACTAGAAGAGCAACTGATGAAATGATATCATTCGCTCTTTACTATCTATATAACGGTGGTATTTTCACCGATGGATTTATAGGTTTGGAATCTCAACCTGAATTGAATAAAATGTATCGTGATGAAAATCTTATCAAACGATTAAAGAATGAAGATGATTCTTTATCAAGTGATTTGGATAAACTACTTACTATACTAAATGATGTTATTAAATGTGGTAGATTATCCGAAAAAAGAAACGGAACATGGGGTAAAGGAGCTATCAAAAAGTTGATAATGTTGATAGCAGAATCAGCTAAAAATGCAGGAGGATTTAGTAAATACAATCCAAATGCAAAAAAATTCTATAAAGAATTAAAACAAGCTTATACTGAACTTTTGAAATCAAAGGTAAAGCACAATCCACATCAACTTTATAAATTAGATAATGGTAAGGTTGTCCCTCTTCCAAAATCAGAACAACCAACTAATGTAAAGTATCATGAAACTCATATGTTCCCATCAGTATTTACTGGGGGAGCGAGAGTTGATGACCTTCAATACATCTATTATCATTTTCTTACTAAAGGTTCAAATACTTTTGGTTTGAAAACAAATTCTAAAGATGATGCTAGAACATTCAGTCAAAAGCAATTTGACTATTTATGGGCTGAACAAGATGGTAAATGTAAACAGACAGGAGTTGATTTAAATAAAACCGAATATGCGGTAGACCATATTTTACCATACGCATTTGGTGGACCTACCGATGTTAAAAATGGACAGATTTTATCCAAATCTGCAAATGATATGAAATCAAGTGGAATGGATATTAATGATGTTGAGTACTTATGTGAAAAATATGGCTATGAAGATTTCGATGGATTATCTAAGTACATTTTAAAAGGTTCGATTACTTTAAGTGAATCTCAAATTAAAAATGTTAAAGAAATGGTTATTGGATAATGAGTTTCTGGGAAACTAAAATAGATTACAAAGATGCTAGAAAGGTGTTGGTGATACCAAATATCACCAATGCTGGTAGCATTGAAAAGGATTCTTTCGTAGATGTTCTGTATAATCACATTATCGCACTCGATAGAGAGGGAGAATACTATTGGAATGTAATCTTACCAAAACCCGTTAGGAAACTAAACTTAGAAAATGTAAAACAACACATCCTACCATTCTCAGGTGATATGATGAATCAAAGAGCATTCCCACCTGATTTAATTAAAATAATGAAGGATGTTGATTACGATGTTATCTATTCACACTTACCAGATTGGGTTCAAGTTGGTAGATATAGAAATAAAATTGATACAAAAATAATTGGATACTGTCATTGGTGGGAAATGAAATCTGCTAATGGGGTTGATAGAAGAGCAGGTAAAGCAAAATGGATGTGGTTACCTATAGAATTATTAGGAGTATCACAAATGGATACTTGTTATCTTAATACACAAGACCAAAAGAACAGAGTATTGGAAGAAGCTAGTGAAACCTTTAGTAAAGAGGTTGTTTCTGATTTAGATAATATTCTAAAGGTTTGGAATTTAGGTGTAGATAAATCTAAGATAATTGAGAAACCATCAGATGAAAAAAGAAATATTATTGTATTCAATCATAGAGCAGCTGGTTATAAAGGATATCCAGCTTTTATAAAGTTAATGAGAGAGTACAGAAAACAAAGAGAGGATTTTGTAGTTTGGGTGCCACAATTAGCTGGTAAATCACCTGAAAATTGGATTGATAATACAAAAGTACCAAAGCACGAATATTATGAAAGGTTACAAAATTGTAAAGTTGGTGTTCAGATGAGACAAACAAACTATGGTTGGAGTGTTAGTGGTACTGATTGTATGATGAATGGTACTCCGATGATATTCCAAGACTCATTATGTTATAGAGAGATAGACCCAAATGGTTTATTTTTTACAAAGAAAAAAGAATTTTTCGATTTATTAGATAAAATGTTGGATGATGATATATTTAGATTTACCCACGAACTTCGTTCTTTAGAAAGAGCAAAAGAATTATCTACAAACGAAGGTAAAATGATTAAAGAACTTCATAAACAATTAAATACTTAATGTACCAAAATGTATATTATCAGAGAGAAAAAAATCTCATCCATTTATGGGATGATAAATTAGGATATAGAACTTTTCCTTACACAAGATATGCTTATGAGAAAGCACAGAATGGGGAACATATATCTTTGTATGGAGATAGATTAACTAAAATCTATAAATTCCAAAAAGATAATCATAATTTATTTGAATCCGATGTACCCGAAACCACTAGAGTTTTGGTAGATACTTATACTGAATCAGATGAACCATCAATCGGTCATGTTACCCTTACATATGATATTGAGGTTGAAATGGAAACTGGTTTGCCCGATATGCAAGAAGCTAAGAATGAGATAACCTCTATTGCTTTGCATGATTCGGCAACCAATCAGTATTATGTTTTAGTTTTAGATAAGGAGGGTGGTTTATCAAATAAGAAAACTGATAAAGCAATTGTTTTACCATTTAGAAGTGAAGCTGAACTCTTAGAAAAATATTTAGAACTATATGAATATATCAACCCATCAATTGTTACGGGTTGGAATATTGATTACTTTGATACACCATATCTTTACAATAGAATTAAAAATCTATTAGGTAAGAGACAAGCAAATAGGTTATCACCTATTGGTGAATGTTTCTGGTCACCTTATAGAAAAAGATTCTTTATGGCTGGTGTATCATATTTAGATTATTTAGCACTTTATAAAAACTTTACTTATACAGAGTTGGATAATTACCGATTGGATTCTATTGCAAAAAAAGAAGTTGGTAGAGGTAAAATAGAATATCAAGGTAACTTAGACCAACTATTCAGAGATGATATAGAGAAGTTCATTGAGTACAACTTAGTAGATGTTGAATTAGTTGTAGATATGGATAAGAAGTTGCAATTCATCGACACTGCTAGAGGTATCTGTCATGCAGGCCACGTTCCATATGAGGATTTTGTTTATTCTTCAAAATACTTAGAGGGAGCATTACTATGTTACCTAAAGAGGAAAGGTATCGTAGCACCGAACAAACCTGCTGATAGACAAGAAAGAATGCAAGCTCTTAGGGATAATAATGAAGAAAAATTCATTGGAGCATATGTGAAGGCACCTATTGTTGGTAAGTACGAATGGATTTATGATTTGGATTTAACTTCTCTATATCCCTCTATTATTATGAGTATTAATATTTCACCTGAAACTAAAGTTGGTAAAATCCAAGATTGGAGTGCAGAAGAATTTGTAAAAAATAAAAGAGATAAATGGATTATCAATGGAGATACGATTACTCAAGAGAACCTTAAAAAGTTTTTTGATAAATCAAAGTTTTCAGTAGCATCAAATGGTGTATTATATAGAACAGATACAGTTGGTTGTATACCTGATATCTTAGATATTTGGTTTAATCAGAGGGTAGAGTTCAAAAACGAAATGAAAAAATATGGAAAAGCTGGAAACAAAGCTAAATACGAATGGTATAAAAAACGTCAGTTGGTACAGAAGATTCTACTTAACTCTTTATATGGGGTGCTTGGTCTTCCTGCCTTTCGGTTCTATGATGTTGATAATGCTACCGCTGTTACCACGACAGGACAGACAGTT